GTTCGAGTGCTTCGATGACTGGGCCATTGTGCCATACGGTCTCACCATTAACAAGACGGAAACCGCCAATAAGATCATCTTCATCTGTTTCAATAGTAATGTTTACACGAATCAGTTCTCTACCTAACTGAGCACATGCTTGTTCAACACTAAAAGTCTTTCCATTACCTGATAGACCAGTGATGAAAGCAGGATAAAATAACCTAGAAGAAATAATCTTCTTAAGATCATTAAATGAACCGAACTTGACGAAAGTATCATCTTTAACAGGGATAAGATTTCTTTGTGTTACTGGTTCCACTGATGGAGCACTAAAGGAGTTCTCTATTTTGTCTACAACTTTTTGCGTAACGGTAAGATTCCACTTACCTTTACCAACTTTATATTGTGCAATCTTTCTTGTGACTGTTGCATAAGCAATGTCGTTCATTGCACAAAAAGCACGAACTTCTGGAGTAGTAAACTCTGTTCCAAATTGTTTCTTTAATCCATCAAATGCTTGTTGTTCAGTCATCTTGAGTTCAAATGGTGCAGTCATAATGTAATTTGTTTTCTATACACTTATTGTATATCAAAACGACTGCATATAAAACTATTTATGTGCCACTTTTTATACTGGTTTCCCAATCTTTAAATGATGATTGACACTGCCCTGTATTCTCTTTTGCATCATACTTATCATATCCTTTTATTTTCTTCCATTCATTATATAATGCACCTAATATCCATGCCTGAGATAATTGTTTAGGCCCATTTTCTAGTAGTTCAAGATAACGTTTGTTACTTGTATACGATTTGTATTCTTCTCTCCAATTGGAGTCATCATAAGGTTGCTGTGTCATTAGTTGTTACCGTAACTGAAAACTTTTCCTTTAATTTGAGATTGACCTTCTGGGTTTTTTCTCTGTGCTCTGAATTTTCCTACACCTACTCCCTTTGTTTTGGGGCCAAGACCACCTTTTCTAGTTGCATGTAGTGTAGCAGTTTTTTTAGTTTGAGTCAATACGGAATCCTGCCCATACTTTCTACCCAACTTCTTAACTTCTTTCTTAAACTTTCTCTTACCCATCTTACCACGATCTATGGCAAAACTTTTTTCTTTTACTTTTCTACTCTTTCCTGTCTTTTCATCTTTCTCATCATAGGATCCTTTCAACTTTGTAGCTCCTCTACCAAACTTACCACGAATATCTTTTTGTAATTGTTTTGATCTTGCTTGATTTTCTTTTCTTGATAGATTACCACGGTCAGCAGACATGGTTGCTATGCCACTTTTATCAGATTTACTTTTTATACGAGAGAGACTGCTCTCTTGCATGAATTCTTGGAAGGTCTTCATTGTTTACTTTTCCTCTGATTTATTTATTTTTTTCATCACCTTCCTGTAAAGATGATACTGAACTCCTTTATGTCTTAACATAATCATCTTTGCCATAGTCATCTCTTCGCTATAGAAAATGATAGGTTCATGTTTTAATCCTATGTCACCACTCATACTTACCTCCTATGCTACTAACTCAATAAATTCACTCAATACCCTCTTATTTAGTTTTTTTACCTTGAGTGACTTGGCAAATGCCCTTTTGATCTCTGCTTTTGTTGCTTCTTCCTTAACAGTAAACTCATCATCTGCTGATAAAGCATTAGAAGATAGACCGAAATATGCATCATATCCTGATGATTTGATGTTGAAACTTTTTGTCTTCTTCCAATCTTTCTCTATCTGTTGCATCTCCTTAGATCCATACTCAGCATATGCTCTAGCAAACTGCATTCCCTCTCTACTATTCACTAGTCTAATACCAATGAAGTTTGTAGATGAGAATCTATCCTTAAGATTCTCTAACATAGAGTTTGTAAAATGATTATAACCCTTCAATCTGTATGTTCTACCTATCTTACGATCACGTAAGAATATAGTGCCATAGTCAGTGCTATTAGTTCCCATGTATGGCTCATCCTCCCATCTACGCTCTACAGTGCGGTTGTAAGGAATAGATCCTGACTCACCATCAGTAAGTATTACACATTGAACCTTTTGAACCTTGTTCACTTTTTGGAAGTGAGGAATAATCTGATGTAAGGATACGAGTGCTTCATTCAATGGTGTGCCTGATAGATTTAATCTAGCTGGAACACTGTAGAATCCATAACTACGTGAACTGAATCTATCTGCTAGTCTCCAGATATTAAGCATCTGATGATCTAGTGTCTTAGCATTAACATCACTGGTAAGCATGTTGAGTAAAGCAAATCTATCATCAACATAAAGTTCTTTCTCCACTCTTTCACAATGTGCTTTTGGTTCTTCTAGTTCATACTCGGTGATGTATTTTCCTTGCCTATCATCCCATCTACGAGATCCATTGTGCCACTCATTAGTAAACGCATAAACTTCAAATGGTATGTTTACTTTTCTGCAGAACCAGATTAGATTGTATAACTGTTTAATAGTATCCTGCATTACCCAGTTCATAGAACCAGACCAGTCAAGTATGAATATAAGACCATGATTCTTACCATCAGGAACAACAGTTACCTTCTTGAATATATCTTCATTGAACTTGTATGTGTGAAGTTTTGCAGTATCAAGAACACCAGTGCGAGCAGTTGATGAACGAGCATATGAATCGGCAGCCTTCTTACACTCAAACTCTTTGACTAAGTATGATACTTCTTTCTTTGCACTATTCTTAAACTCACGATATGTTTTGTCAACTTCATAAAAAACATCAGGATTAAGTTTAATTGTTTCAAACTCACCAGTGCGATTATCATATCTTGTAGTTGTCTCTCTATCTTTAATATAGTCTAACCACTTTTCAGCATCAATATTAAATGAGTTATCAATATACTTGTGAACCTTATCATTATCAATAATGACTGTATCAAGATTAACTTTAGGAACTGATACATACACATGATTACCACCAGTGTGATTAACTAACTCTTTTAGATTCTCCTCTAGATTCTGAGCAGTTGTAACTTCAACTTCTCTTCTATCATTAGATCCTCTTAATCCACCACCACTTGTAGGAGTATCATTCACAGGTGCACTATCATCACTAACACGATCTTCCTCTCTTGAGTCTGCTTCTTCTTGACCATCATCTGAATCTGATCCTTGACCTCTAGTTTCTTCACCTTCACCTTCACCAGAACCACTATCACCAGAGCCTTGCTCCATCTCTACCAACTGCTCACTGTCATCTGGTCTTGAATCTTCACCCTTTCTATCCATCTCTTGTTGACAGTAATCATTAAGAATCTTAGCAACACGAAGAGTATCTTCAAAAGTTTCAATCGCATCAATCTGGTTTATGATTCTCTGCTCTTCTTCGATGAAATCAATATCAATAAAATTACCGATCTTGTAGAATAAGTTTGCACGATCAGCAAGATTCATTTCATCAATATTAAGATCTGCCACTCTAAAGAAATCTTGACCATGAAGTTCATGATACCCTCTGTAGAATGTCTTAGGAATACCAAGATACTTACGCTTCATCAACTTCTCAATACGAGCATCTTCAACAACATTGACAACACCATGAGGAATATCTGTATCCACCCACCACTCTATATCAGGTGTGAATAAAGCATGACCAACCTCGTGACCAACAAGCATATCGTACACAGCACTACTTGCTTTCTCCCATAGAGGTAAAGTCAAGACACGAGTTCCAACATTGAATGATGCTGTCTCGACTTGCTTGTGCTCTACAACAATGTCTTCAGTAGCAAGTAACTTTGCTAGTTGTGATTTGATTTCTAGTGCTGTTGATGTCATCTGTGTTTCTCTGTATATACCTATGATACGACAAATCCGCCTTGCGAGGGCGGATAGTGTGCAACTTTTTTAACTGTCTTACCCTTGCTCTTGCTTGTCGCAAGGCTTGTGGTTTCAACGTTCGTTTTTGCTCTTTCTTAGAGTGATGTTGCCAGTTAGGGATCTTCATTGTTCTGAACGGTATCAAGAATATTTATCATAGGGATCCACCCTATACTCATCATAACAGATATATCTGCTACATTATCATCAACTTCACCTGGTGTAAACTTTTTTATAGGTAAATCACCTTGACCAAATTTTTCTGCTAATTTTCTAACAGGAACAGATTCACCATATCCTACAGGAACAGGCCCTGTAATTGTCGTAGGTGCAAGAAAACGAATGGCACTACAAACATCATGAACATGAATCCAGTCTCTCCTGTGGTTAGTGACGTAGGTTGCCTTTTTATCTCTGAGTAACCCATACATCATATTGTCTCGACTATCGGGTGCATAGACCGTTGTGAACCTCATTCCGACTGAATTAGGAGGAGCCATTTGTTCATTTATCCATTTACTCATAGCGTATGGGTTCTCCCAATAATTTCCATCTACTGCACTTGATGATGCATATAATAATCTAGTATCTGTTTTTCTACACCAATCAAATAAAGGTTTTGCTTTTACTACATTGTTTTCATAATATGCATCAGGATTTTCTAAACTTTCACGAATGTCTGCCCATGCTGCAAGATGAATGACTAGATCATAGTCACCACCTTTGAAATCTGATACACAATCTGGTTTATCAATACCGTGAACATTAGCATATCCAAATTCTCTTCGCCAATCGGCAAACACATGCTGACCAATAAATCCTCTGTGTCCTGTTACTAATATCTTCATGTCACTGGCCAATCAATCACTTTTCTAATCTGTTCATTATACTTCCATACTTCCTTAAACATATCAGCATTGACACCATGAGATTCCATCTGAACAATCAAAGAGTTCAAGTCTTTAGGGAAGCATGTTCCACCAAACCCACGGTCATTGTCAATACCAGGCACTTTCGTATGTGATACTCCTATACGACTGTCTGCCACTACACCACCACAGACAGTTCCGTAATTCATACCAGTTGCTTGGCATAGATCATAGATTTTGTTGAAGTATGCAACTTTGTATGCAAGGAATGTATTGGAAAAATATTTGATCGCTTCACTCTCATCAGAAGATGTAATGATATTCGGGATATCGGGAAAATGATCCATAAAGAAAGAAGCAAATTCATGACATAGATCATAGTCTCCTCCGATAATATTTCTTTCTGAGTTGGCAAAATCTTGTATGGCATTTCTTGCTGTTAAGAATTCTGGGTTATGAATTACATTAAATCGTTCATAATATTTTCTTGTGGTTCCTATTGGCACAGTTGATTTAATTATAAATGTTCCTATTATATGTGCAAAATTAGGATCAGGTAATCTTTCAAAAAAATCATCAAGTATTGAAAGATCACACTCTCCACCATTCCTCATAGGAGTTGGTAGGCAAACAAATATAAAGTTTTGATTTATAACTTCTTCTAATGTATTTAACGACCTATTCTTATCTACGTCATAAACTTTGCATGCAACTTTATCTCTGAAGTTTTGATAAACCGCATTACCAACAAATCCATTACCTACAATTCCAATCATGATACAATCCTGCTAAATCCTTTGTGTTTTTCAAATCGAATGTGATCTTCAAACTTATCTTCTAATCCACTCTTATGAGATATGATAAAGATATTCGCATCTTTGATTACATAACGAATGATCTTTAAAAATTCCTCTGTTCCTGTTGCATCTAGTGAACTATCAAATACTTCATCCAGTATCATCAAGTTAGTTGCAACTGAGTTCTTGAACTTGGCTACCTCTCTCCATGTAAAGAGAAGTGCTAAGTCGATTCTTTGTTTTTCTCCTTCACTGAATGAACTGTAAGAGAAATCCTCATGTATGGGAGACTCAATGGTTTCATTAAACTCCTCATCAAGAGTAAAGTTTATGTAGAAATCCATCATCTGTAGATAACGGTTTACTTGCTGATTTATCAGTGGTAGATACTTCTTGATGATTTTAGTTTTAACTCCACCATCTTTCAACAGTTCATATGTGAAGTTGTAGTATTCAATTGTTTCTTTTTTAGATGCTAAGGCTTCATAAGTTTCCTGTAAGGTTGACTTGAATTTTTCTAACTTTCCATGCTCAGTATTTCTGTTTTCAAGTTGGCTGGTAAGTGTTTGAATTTCACTTTCCAGATCTCGCTGTTGTCGTTGACTGTTAGCGATGAGAGTATTGTTTTTAGAAATGCCATGCGTTAGTTTAGTAATCTCCTTAGATAGTTGAGTGAATTGACGTTCTCGCTCTTGTTCCTTTTTAATTGCATCTTCGAGTTCCTGATACCCAGATTGCAACTCCTTTGCTCTAGTTTGAACATCGTCAATCTTATTTAATCGAAATTCTTCTTCGATAGATTGAGTGCATGTTGGGCATACCGTATTATCTGTGAAGAATTTATGCTCTTTTGTAAGAGTTGATACCTTATTAGATATCTGGCCTTTGTAGTTATTAAGTTTTGATAAAGTATCTGTTCCATATCCTAACTTCTCTTGATTCTCTGTAAGACCATGAACTTGATCCTGAGAACGTTCGTTCTCCATAGTGTAAACACAAATATCATCGGCAAGTGCATCTAGTTTACCTTGTTTTTTGTTAATTCTTTGTTTATTACTAGTCTCTACCTCACGAATATAATTCTCTTGCATTTCTAACTTATCATTCAAAGACTCTTTTTTTAAATCCAAAGTCTTAACTTCATCTCTAACTAATCTAATTTTATTTTTGATGACATCATTCATTGCAGTAAAGATACGAATATCTAAAAGATCTTCTATCACATCTCTACGATTAGGTGCAGACAATTGCATGAATGGAATAAACGTGCTACTACCCAGTATCACAATCTGTGTGAAAGACTTATAGTTCATCTTCACTACATTCTGCTCTAGCCATTTCTGTTGATCATTTACAGATGATCTTTGATCTAATAGTTTATCATTTCTCCAAATCTCAAATATATTTGGTTTAATGCCTCTCACTATTTTCCAATCTGTGCTACCTATGGAAAACTCCACCTCTACTCTACAATCTTTCTCATTAGTGGAATTTAGTAGTTGTGATCTATTAATCTTACGATATGGTTTAGAAAATAAAACAAAGGTAAGAGCATCTAACACTGTGCTTTTTCCTGCACCGTTTGCTCCAGACACTAAGATAGTAGACTTTGCGTTAAAGTCTAATTCAATAAATTGATTACCAGTGCTTAGAAAGTTTTTCCAACGTATCTTTTCAAATAAAATCATTAGGTTTAGATTCACTCGGTGGTATAACAATGTCATTTGGAGTTATGACAGTGTATTCATATCCATGTGTTTCACACACACTGGCCATCATATCTGGATCAACCTCCAGAACAGCCATCTCAGGATAGGATTCTTCTTCTAACATCATAGCATAACGACTTGCATCGTCTTTATCTTGAAAAAGATATAACACATGATCTCCATCCTCATTTTGAACAGAGTATGCTCCATCTTTTTCTTTGCCATTAATTGTTAGGATATACATCAAACTAATTCACATGCCTCCCTATAAACATCTGATATCATGTTTTGTATTCTAGATTTTTCAAGATCGATTTCAGATTCCTCTACATATCGATTTAAGATAGATAGGGTATTTTCTGATTCAAATGCCTCAAAATCTTCGTTATCAATAAGTTGAAAGTTTTCAACTATCTTTAGTTCAAATACATTTGAATTGTATAACTTATCTACAAATCTTTCAAACTGTGTTTGATCAGTTTTCTTTCGTACAATAAGTTTTACAATTTTGTCATCATACTGTCGAGTGTCGAATGTTTGATGACTTGTATCCTCATAGTAGATATTATAGAACATTTTGTAAGGATTATCAATAGGGGTATGCTCTAATGTTTCTGTGTCAAAGAGATGAAACCCACGAGTGTCATAACAATCGTTCCAATACATTTCGTATGGATTACCTAGATAAAAGATTTTACCATCATCAGATCTTGTGTGATAGTGACCAGAGTAAACTCTATCAAACTTATCAAATATTTTAATATCTGTTCCTTGTTCCATGACATAACCACGATGAATTCTAAATCCCTTACACTCAAGGTGGCCCATTGCAACCTTTGACTTTGATTTGTCAATGGCATTCAATGTCATCTTCTCATTCTCACAGTTAATCCATGGAATAAGTAAAATATCTAAATTATCTATCTTTATATCAGTCGCTTCAGAATATATCTTTATATTTTCATACTCACGCAACAATAGATCAACAGCATTTACATCATTTGTATTCTTGTAGTATGCAGTATGGTTTCCAACTATAGTATGAACTTCACATCCCATTTGCTTAAGACGATCAAAGTAATGATCCTTTGCCCATGCAAGAGATGAGAAGTCAACTCCTTTACGACTATCAAAGGTATCTCCCATATCTACGATGGTTGTGATACCCTCTTTCTCTATTGTTGGAAAGAATATGTCATTATAAAATTTTAGAAAGTAATCATGAAAGTGCTTTGAATTTTTACGACATCCAAAGTGCTGATCAGTAATAATTGCTATCTTCATTAATATCTTAACTTAGAATGAACCGCGTCCTTAATTTGATTATAGTCAGAAGCCTCTCCACCGTCATCACCATAGAAAACTTCGTCATATCCTGATCTTTCTAAGATTTTGTTTTTAATTTCAAGTTGTCTCTTTTCCCTTTGTATCCTGCGGAGAAATGCATAATGAATAATCTGCGTAAAGTAAGCAAAAGGATTCTTGGATTTCTCAGGATTAAAATTATGAATATATTGAACGCAATTTTCGATTCCATCTGATATCATATCCTCCTTAAACATGTAGTTTACAAAGTTTGGTTTGAATGATAGGTGATTGGCAATCTTTAGGAAACAGTCACCAATGTATCGAGGTATCACAGGTTTAGGTTTATCCTGTATCTGTGCTATTTCAACATCCTCACGATATCTTATTAAAGCAGCTAGAAACTCTTTATTGTTGACATAGTGCTCCGACCTCTTTCGTTTTGCCATAGTGCCTGTTCTGATCATAAGTCTTTATCACTATTATGTAGATAGTATAACACTTTTAGAGACAGTTGACAAGTTATCAAAAAACCGTTACAATAACCTTTGTGGAGGTTTAAGGGATATATCTTAGCTAGATTTCTTTTTATTATCTTTTGATTTATATAATTTCTCTAGAATTTCTTTAGCATCTCTTACGTTGGAAATGTATCCCATTTTTCTACTTATTTTTGGTTCTCCTCTTTTCATTTTATCAGAATCATTTATAAACTGTTGAAACATAGAGATCATAGCAACATCATTTGATTCTGATATAGTCAACACATCATCCATATTTACAATAAACATATCCTCTTTAGTGGTCTTTAACCACGGTTCTACTTTATACCCAACCAATCCACCTTTTGCTTTAACTTCAGTGGCCATTACAGGATATGAAAGAATGAGCATCGTTCTATCTTCTTCTTCAGACGCTGCTACTTTAGCGAAGACTTCTTCGCCATTCTTAAATTTTATCGTCGCGTAAAAATCGTCTTCCATCTTATTCCTTTAGTTGTATTGTTATTATATCATAGTTAAAGTTCTCTTCGTTGTAGATCTTTATTCTTTCTATGAGATGATTTAGTGTGTAGTTCTTTCTTGATTTAAAAGAGCAGTCATCAGAGATGTCGTATAGAATAGCTTTGGTTTTGTTAGTTCCCTTTCTGAGTACTCGTCCAATGCTCTGGAGGTTTCTAACTCTAGACTTTGACGGAGAGGCAAAAACAATATTATGGAGGTTTTTAATATTGATTCCAGTTGAAAACGTTCCATAAGATGCAATAATGATAGCGTTTGTTTCTTCTTCGGTGATCTCACGGATGAGTTCTCTCTCTTCGGCATCGACCCCACCATGAACAAAGAATACTTTTCGATCACCTTTCTTACCTATATTTATTAATTCATGTAACACTGCTCCGTGCGTGGCAACCCTACTATACAATACAAGTGTATTACCTTTTAAGTCAAGAGTCAGGTTCTTAATAAATTTGTTTCTCTGTGAATGTGTGATAAGATATTGTAGTTCATCCTCATAAGTTTCAAACTTCTGTGGAGGGTGTTTCAAAACCAGACATTGTATATCTAGTTGTGAGAGATGACCTTGTTTCATTAGTTCATCTGTCTTTGTGACTTTGTATGAAGGGCCAAATAGACCTTCTAAGACCCACTTATGCGTCTGTGTGCCGTCTAAAGTTCCAGTGAATCCGAATCTATACTTAGCATGGTGCAACTTTGTCATTATAGATATTAGTGACTTGCTTTTAAACAAGTGTGCTTCATCTCCTATAACTACATTATAGTCTTCAAAGAACGATTTATCCAGTTTGTAAACAGATTGCCAAGTCGTAATTGTAACAGGATGTTCATTCGTTTTTTCTTTCCCAGAATATATGCGGTGACAGTATGACTCAGAATCCCAACCATAATCCCGAAAATCCTTATACATCTGCTCTACGAGAGATGTCGTTGGAACAATTAGTAATATTTTTTGACCTTTATCGCAGTAATATCTTACAAGAGAAAAAATCATCAAGGATTTACCTGAAGCAGTGGGTGATATCAATAGCTTTCTATTATGCTTTAAAGCATCATATACTCCCTCAATTTGGTATTTCCTTGGAGAATGACTACATATAGACCTCATATAGTCTTTGACACCCTCATATGATATCCCTTCATTTAGTTCAAAAGGAACTCCGTAATATTCATTCTCTACAAACTTAAAACTATAATCGTGTTTCTGACAAAATGCTATGATTCGATCTAGTAGGCCTACATAGATTCTCTTTGACCTAAGATCAAATAAATGTATTTCACCATTCCAATTGCGATTCCTATATTGAGGCATGAACTTTGCACTCTCAACTTGGAATGTGAAGTGATCTCTTAACTCATATTCAATATGAGGTTCTGCATTTACCCTAAGAAATACTTCATTCGCTTTAGATATGACAACGTTGGTTGAAGTGTTGTTCACATAGATACATCAATCTATATCTATTTATTACCCCAGCCCAGAGTTAAATCTCATGAATTCTATTGCGTTCTTAATCTGATACGTTCTATTCTGTACTACCTTGAGAATGCTCTCTAAGTATACCAACATTGTGTCATAATAGTCTATCTTCAGTGACACATTTGATAACTTCTCATCTGCATCGAGATACTTCTGCATAGTATCTTTGTCTCGTATTTTCTTTGGAAATGGATTCTGTATATAAACATCAGGAGCAGCCTTGCCACTAAAATATTCAAATCGTTCGTGACGAATGTTCTTTCTTTGTTGCTCTGCTTTCTTTCTTAGAAGGAAAGTAGTATTATATATTTCAAAGTATTTTGCATGTAGAGAGGGGATGTTTAGTGATTCTTCATGTAGATTGTCTCGATCCATCTTTGAATCTTTTTCCCACATCTCTTGAATAGACTCAAGAGTTATACTCATATTATAAAGGGTTGTTGGAAGTATCAGAGAGTGTGTATAAAGTATACTTGAAAGTTACGTCTGCTGTAAAGTATTCTATATCTGTATCCGTAGCATCAAATTCTAAGGTAGTTAGACTGACTGGAAATAATTCTCTAAAGTTAACATTAAATTTAGCAACTAAGTTGCTACTTAATATTTGTAGTGTGCCATCAGAATATATTTGATCTCCAAACTGTGCATATCTTTTGGGTAATCTATTCTTACCTTCTTTCTCAAACTTATCAAACTGTTGTAAACTTTCTGGAAATCCTAATCCACGAAGCCAGTTTTGTATTTCCATGTAGTTGGTAAGATCTTCATCTACAAGAAATCTAAGTGTTAGATCCCCGAACTGTAAGATATCACCTGGTGTTGGTATAGGTCTTAGATAATTTGGTTGTTCTGTAACACCTAGAGTTAGATCTGGTATATTTGCTTGATTGCAAAAATATGCAACACCAGGCGATCTTTGTAAGTTGAATTTAAAACCTACAGGTGATAAAAAGTTTCTATTCTCTATCTGTGATGGGCCTTCTCTTGTTTCTGCCATTAGTTCATACAGGTCTCCTTATGTATTTAGGGTCATACCCTCATTCCAATTTTTGAATGAATATGCAGGCCATTGACCATACAATTTATTTTGAGTTGTTCCACCATAGGTAACAGGAATGCAATCATATAACTTACTATACTCTAAAAACTTATCAAACGTTTCATCTTCAAAGGTTAAGGACTTTGCATGATCCCAAAATGGTGTATCATATTTAGATCCAGATTGATAATGCCATATAATAAAGTTTTGAAGTTGTTTTATGTATCTTGTCATATCTTCTTTGACATGAACGGCACTCACTTTACCTTGTAGATAATAATCAAACACTGCCCTTGCCATTTCAATATATGCTTGAGTTGATGAAGACTCCATCGGTTCTAGGAAAAACAAACGATTACCATTTAAAAATATTCTATTGTCTATGACAGGTTCTTTAGCAATATAGTTTTTAAATACAACATGTTTTGTGATTGACACATCAAACATGTTTAAAAAATTTTCCTCCGCATCTTCTTGTGATGTGATATCTGAGTTGTAACAATATCCAACACAATATTTAAATGATGGTGATTTTTTTCTAGTTGGTATTACAAAACACCATCCGTCAGGAGTTGCAACGTGCCTACTCCATGGATTTCTTGCAGTACTCCAATTAGGTTCTGCTAATATACAAGCATTGATTGGATTTATTAACTCCTCATAATTATCATAACTATCTGGTTTACCACTACAATCAAAAATATAATCACTATCAATATCATTTAATTCTGGTAAATTTTTATATGTAGTCTTAAAATGCCCTGATGTCATTATACTTGCTTGCATTTCCCATGGGCAATAGTGTATGGCCATGCTGTCAGCAGGAAATGGGTGGAATAATTTATCTGTTGTACCCCAGTTCTCATATAAAATACCACTTTTCATCGTAGCATTTATCTTATTATCATACCAATTAAAACCAGTTGTAGCCCATAACAAGGCAGATGCTTCTAATATAGTTGCTTGACCCACTCTTTCTGGAGGTATCTCAGGATCATAGATTAATTCTACTTCATAATCTTTTTGTTTATCCATCCATGCACAATAAAGTGCCGTGAAACATCCTGCATTACCACCACCGACTACAGTAATTTTCTTCATAAGTCGTTTTCAAAATCAAATTTCTTACAATATCCATGCACATCTACATCTCGAAAAATATGTGCACCAGTATGAGCACCCTCTATCAATGCAATGACTAATAAAAGAGCCACTGGAGTTATCCAGAGAGGATTCATCATAATTTCAGATGCTTTTTTCATAGTAATATTTTAGCATAAAAAAAGGAGACTCGCAATGAGTCTCCTTTGAAGATATGTAATATGAATTACATGAGGTTTTTAACAGCCACTCTTCTGTAGTATCTGTTTTGGTTAGCAAGAAGTGCACCCTGACCTTGTGTGGTTCCTTCAGCAAATGGGTTTGCGATGATACCATATCTGGTCTTAAATCCAATTTTTGGTTGGAAAGTGTCTTCTCCCACCGCACGAACCATCTGTAGAGGAACGTATGGGCAGTAGAACAGTCCAGAGTCATATGGAGATGTTCCTTTGTAACCAACAACATAGTACTGATTACCACCTGATGGTGCTGCGTTAGCACTTGTTAGGTTTGCTGCATATGGGTCGATGTATACTCTGTACTTACCTTGTAGAACACCAGCAAATGTATTACCTGTGTCATCTACATTTAAGTTTGCATTAAGTGCAGGAGTATAATCAAGTACACCAGCCATGGTTAGAGCAGAAGCAACGTCTGCAGAACACATGATGATGTTACCTTTTCCGCGACGAGTTCTTTGTGCAATCGCGTTAGCGTCTCTTTCAATCTGGAATAACAGACCTTTGAACTTCTCAACAGACCATCTTCCGTTTGAGTCGATGTCTAAGTCGAAGATACCTGCAGTTGCTGTGTTTTGTACAGCACCTTGCTCTGCAATCTTGTAGATTGTTCTGATAACTTCTCTGTTGATTTCAGCAAGAATCTCAGTTGAAAGAATGTTTGCTAACTCAGCCTCTGCATTCAATCCGTGGATTGCTTTGAGGTCTTGAGCAAGTTCTAAACTGTACTCTGCTTTTAGTGCTCTTGACTTCGCTGTAACGGTCAGTTTCTCGATTGAGAATGCCATTTGGTTGAACTGATCGTTCGCACCAGAACCTAAGTTCTCAGAGTCACCAGTTACCAAACCTTGACCAGTGTTATAGCCAGGAGTAGCAGCAGTTCCAACTGGGTTGAGAATTGCAGGGTTGTCTCCTTGCTGTGATGCAGAACCGAAACCTGCAGCAACGTCTGTAAATCCAGCAGTTTCATCACTATTGGAGTCGTTTCCAGAGAATGTTGTATCTACTTCATTGTAGAATGCCTCTGCTCCACTCTGTGAAGTGAATCTGGATCTCATTGCGAAGATTAGACCTGTTGGGCCACTCATTGGTTGTACACCAGCGAGGTCATATGCCACCAAGTTAGGCATAGATCTTCGGATCAATGAAATAAGAACGGGGTCGAAACCAGCAACTGGGCCAGTAGCAGTAGCACTGCCACCGAAACCACCGCCAGCACCAGCAGCGTTCGCACTGTTGGTTGGAGGAGCTTCCATCAAGTTAATACCTTGACCAAATGCTTGCTCTTCTCTTAAAAATTTTTCTTGGTTTTCTAGCAGAACTGCGGTTACAGCTTTACGATGGTTGTCTTTGATTGGATCAAGACCCTCATAGTTTAATAGCGGAGCCCACTTTTCCTGCAAGTGTTCTGATTGGAACATTTGTCTTAAAAGATTAGTGTTTACGTTTGTTTAATATCGAAATCAGGATTGCTTAAATGCTGAAAGTGACTTCAGATATGCATTCATCGCAGGAGCATGTTGTTCAACACCCTCTGAATTGTCTACACCTTCTGAAAGAGTTTCAGATTTAGCTGCTGGTGACGCTGTTCTAGAAGAGAAATAAGATTCTCTTAGTGTCTCCAACTTCTCACGATAAGATTCTTCACTTTCAAACTCTACACTTTCGGAAAGTGAAGCGAGCTTTTCTTTCTGAGTGGATGCTAATCCTTCAGAAACTGATTCAAGAATACCATTAGCAACTGACTCTCCGAGTCTGCTGTTTAATCCAATGTTCTTCTCAATCTGCTCATTGAGCTTGGTCTCCATGTCATCTAGTTTTTCTACCATGCTTTCCAGCACATCATATTTGTCTTCAGGGATAGTTACATAATGTTCTTCAAAAAGACCTCGCATTCCTTGTAGGAATGATTCAGTCATATCTGTTTTTAACCCTTGCTCAATTGCAAGAGCGTTTTCCGCGAACCACTCATCGGCAACATACTCAAGGTAGTTGTCAACTCTCTCGGAAAGAGATGCTTTCTCTTCAGAAATTCTTTCTTCAAGTGTTTCTTGGTATTTTGCTTCTAATGCCTCTTGAACTTCAGCGACTTTAGAATTAAGTGCGGTCTCGAAAACAAGCTTTGCCTTCTCCTTAAATTCTTCGGAGAGGTCTTCGCCACCGAAGAGTGCATTAACATCTTCTTCGATGTCAACTTCGATGTCTTCAGTTGTTTCTTCTTCAGCAACTACTTCATCAGTAGTTAACTCTTCCTCTTCAATAACCTCATCGGAAATTTCCTCATCCTCTTTTACACCGCTAGGTGCAGGATCTGCAGGTTTAGCATTTTTGTTAACTACATCTTTCACTTGCTTAAGTGATCCACCAGGTGTCTTCAGTTTTGCTGAGTCATCATCTGGTTTGTAGTTCATTGGTGTAGGGCCTCCGAGATCTTCAACGCTTCCCGCTACTGATGTATCCATCGGCATCGGTGTTGGAGCGTTGGCATTCACGGCAGTCTTAGACTGTTTAGTTCCAGCTGCTACATCCATTTCTTGTAATTTTTTTCTAGCCATTGCTTTTAATTTCTCCGACTTTTTATTTAGGTTATTGAGAACTATAATTTATTTAGAAAAGTTATAAATTAGACAGAAAATCGTTAAACAGGTTTAATTTCTGTTCATCGAGTTTTTTCTGGTCAACTAGAGTGTTGATTTGCTTGTATGTTTTGTGAGCAAACTTCTCGCGAAGTATTCCTCCATCCCATACCCACTCTTTTCCTTCCATGATTCCAGATACAAATGCATCAGGAGCTGAAGGATCGGCAACGATATCTGCAGCAGTCGCTAACATAAAATCTTCACCTACTACAGCGAAACCTTCTTTTGTTTGTTGGAGTGATCCAACACCACGAGAAGATACGCCAAGTTTTACACCTTCTTCAATTAATGAAGATGCAATCTTACCCATTGGTGTGTTAAGGATTTTAGCCTTACCAATGAAGTTAGATCCGTTCTCTTTAAGAGATACGATCTTATGAGAAACACGATCTAGATTAACAGTTGGGCCTTCGGGATGACCGAGTTCTCCAAGTGCTCTTCCTGATTGAATATGATTCTCATTGTAACGACCAACTTCCCTACGAAGAGTTTCCATAGGATACATTCTGCCGTTACGATTTTTGATGTTTCCTTGTAAGAAAACACCTTCGATATACATTGATTTCTTGCCGTTCTTTTGTTCAACAAGAAATTCAACAGATTCGATTTCTTCTCTGATTAGTTTCATTACGCACTACCTGTAGTTTGAACTTGTTGAATGTAAACAACCGCAGCTGCAGTTGGATTTGGTGAAATCACTGACACCTTATTAGACAAAAATAATGTAGCATTTCCTGTTGGGGTAAATGCGGTAGAAACACCAGCAGTGTTTGCTTCAACAGTGATCTTCTCTGAGAAGTCACCACTGATTCCAGCACTTCTACTTTTACCTACGACTTTTGTATCATTGATCAAAGTAGTATAGTTGGAATCGTTCTTAGAATCACCTTCATAATCTAAAGTAACTCTATCGCCTATATTGAAAGGCATTTGAGTTCCTTCTGGAGCTTCAAGAACTGTTGTTGATCCTTTAGTAATACCAACAACTCTTTGCGACATTCTTAACATCGCTAAAGATTCTGACCCTTGAGTAGTAACAATATAATCAGAAGTAGTTGCCACTGGATCTGTTCCTATTGCAACATAGGCATTTCCTCCCGTCGCGACGATCCTTAAAACATTTGATTGTACTTTAAAAGCAGAGGATGTCGTTGCGGTTCCAGTTAACGCAATCGATTGCCCTGCTCCAACGGTTCTATGTGCCATTATGCTAATAGTCTCATTTAACTTTTATTTATAATTTATTGTTGATCTTCTAATTCTGCAGTTACTTCGGTATCATCCTCCGCTTCTACTTCATCAACTTCATCAACAATCTCATCATCAGTTTCATCAACTACTTCATCATCGATTTCTTCCTCATCATCAATATCGATTCCATCGCCAAATACTCCATTTGCAACATCAGTCTTGAAAGCGTCTATTCTTTCTGCTGATTTTTGAAATAGAATCTCTTTGATCTTATCGCTGATTTGTGATGGGGATTCGTCTGTTGCCATCGCATCCATTAATTCATCCATGATTAATAATTAACTCGTATAGTATTTATACACCAGAAATGGTGTGGTATTATATTTCACCACCTTTCGGTAGTTCTGGTGCTTCAGTTGCAGACCCTTCAGATTCTAAATCTGGTTCATTTATAGGTTCTCCAAGAGCATCACCACTTATAGGTTGACCTGTTTGTGGATCTACTGGAGCATTCGGATCTGCAATTACACCATCTTTAATCTCTTTAGCCATTATCTCATCTTGTTCTAATATTTCCATATCTGTTTGACGAAGTATTCTACGTCTTACATAATCTTGAGAATAGTATCTTCCGATATATGGTTCTGCAGCCGCAGCAACTGTAATTCTTTCGTTAAACAGTTCTGTTTCTTTTAGTTCTGAGAAATGATTATCATACAAGAAGTCATATTGTATGTGTTCACTCATTGTTTCCCAATCTTCTGGGGTAATTATATTCTTCAATATAAGCTGAGTTCTCAACATATCATCAAATATTCTTGAGAATCTTTTTCTCAATCTACTCACAAATTTAGTGAATTTTAATTCGTCTCTTAATATTTCTGAGGATCTTCCCAAGTTGAATCCTCCCTCTCCGTCCATTCTGGAAGGCGGTACGTTGAGCGACCTATATAATTTCTTTTTGAAGTACTCAATATCCGTGATCTCACCAAGGTTTTGTCCTCCAGGCAAAGTAGAAATTTCAGTTCCACGGCCGCCTTCCCTCCTAGGTAGCCAGAAATCTTCAAGCATTGCCATGTACTTCTTGTCATCGCGGA